ATTAGTGTGTGGTTACCTAATTATAAGAGTTACAATTACAATTTTTGGTTGGTTAGTATGAAAAGGTCTCACGCAATAGTGGAATCGAATCAGGAAAAATATTGGTGTACTTATACCGGTAAATAAGTACACGGAATTAAAAGCTTTGATGAAGTAGTCGAAAGTCTTTTAGTGATTGAGAATAGTAATTTAAAAACAAGTAAAATGACAAAAGAGCAGTTCAAATCAGAACATCCTCAGATCTTTAACGAGATTAAAAATGAGGGCATTCAGTCTGAAAACGAAAGAGTTCAGGCGTGGTTGGTTCACTCTAGTACAGATATTGATTCTGTTATTAGTGGAATCGAATCAGGAAAAGAGATTTCAAACGTTGAAACTCAAAAATTCTTAGTAAAGCAGGTACAAAAAAACGGCCTTGACGCTTTAGAAAATGACAGCGCAAAAACTGTAAAAGTTGACGCGGCACAGGGTGTAAAAACTCCTGAGGAATTAGCAATCGAAAAAAACAACAAAGAGATCGAGCAGGCGTTTGATTTCGACTTAAAATAAAAAACAGTTATGAGCACGAAAGGAACACAAAGAGATGCTACAAATAACCAATCGACTGTTGATTTTCTGTCATCAAATATTTTCATGTTTGATAACAGGTATCAAAAAGGGGTTTTTGTAAACGACACAGGAGGAGAGGCTACCGTTAAAAGCGGATCTTTAGTATTAAGAGATACTAGCACTCCAAATCAAATAAAAGCGGCTGTAGCCGGCGAAAAATTGGTTGATGTTATAGGTATTTTAAAGCTAGAGTCAGATGCTACGTTAGCAGATGCCGCTACAAAAAATGTAAATTACTGTATCGGAGGCGATATTGATGAGGGGCTTTTACAGCTACCTGCAGGAGTGACTTTAGACACAGTGCCTACAGGAGCTTTGAAAAATTTAAGAGATGTATTAACCGACTTAGGATTTGTATTACACAAGGTTTCTGAGCAAACAAATTTTGATAACTAATTATGGCAATTTCAATTCAAGAACATAGTCAAAACATAACGTCTAAAATAGTTGGGCGTTTTGAGGAGGATATTCCTGTAAGAGCAGGATTTAACGGATTTTTTCCGGAGGAAACATCCCCAACTTTACACGTAGATGTAGAAGTTCAGAGAGATTTGGACCTTATAGCTGTTGACGTTGAGCGTTTTACAGAGGGTAACAAGAACAAACGTTCTAAGGTTACTGAGAAAAAATATCAGCCTCCTTATTTCAAAGAGGATTACGACTTTAGCCGTGATGATATTTATGTAAACTCTTTAGCTTTAGGAGCTTTTAACACTCCTAACTCAAACAGAGCTATCGCACAAAACGCACTTACGGCGGTTAGAAAAAACCGTTCTAAAGTAGAGAGAGCCATCAGAAAACAACAAGCAGACGTACTTCAAACAGGTATCGTAAGCCTTGAGAATGGGGATAATATAGATTTTAAAAGAAAGGCCGCGAGTATTGTTGATTTAGGGGGTAGCAGTACTTATTGGTCTTCAGCTATTGGGGCAAAGCCTTTTGATGATTTATCAGAGGCAATGACTTTCTTACGAGATGTAGGGAATTCTAACGGATCTACAATAAACGTAGTAATGAGAACTCCTGCATTAAACGCTTTTTTAGCAACTACTCAGGTAAGAAATGAGGGCGATATTAGACGTATTGACCGAATTAGCATCGATATGCCACAATTTAGCGAGGCTACAGGATTGGCTTTTCACGGTCAAATGGCCGCAGGAGATTTCGTTGTAAATCTTTGGACGTACAATGAAAAATACACGGATTCTGACGGAAATACTCAGTATTACCTAGACTCTAAAAATGTTGTTATTTTACCGGATGATTTCATGGGTAAAACAGTTTTTGGAGGTTTGCCAACGTTAAGAGATCAGAACATCGGTGGAGAAGTTGTTAGAGTTCCTGCTGTAGTTGAGGCAAATTACTTAATTAGATCTTACTCTGATGAGCGAACGACTTCAAGCGTAATTGAATTA